TATAAAAAGTGTCTATTTTCAAACGGGTAAAAGGCCGGCCACATGATGGGAGCGGCAAATACTCGCTAAAAGCAGTCTAAAGGCCATCGTTGTGAGGGGGGGCTTACTCTGAAAGCGTTGGAGGCTTACATTTTCCAGTTACAGGTTTTTGCGATTTCATCCAGATGGGGCGCAAATCCAGAAACGTCAAACTTCAAAATAGCTGGGCTACTGTTGAACGGGATGAACTCTACGGTGAGGGTTTTAGCATCTCTCAGATCTTTGAGGAGTTTAATAGCCCCTGTGGCAAAGGCTGCTTCCCCATCAGTACTTTCAGACCAATACTGTGTAACTGGTTTTTTATCATCAATCCTTAAGCGTATACGGGCTTTGTTATATTCGCCATACTCGACATTGAAGCGAGAGTTTGTTGACAGAAGCGCCTCCGTCTTGTTTTCCGAACAGCGCGCGACGAACTCAGCTTTTTTAGGCCCGCCAAGCCAGTACGAATATTCGTTAGAGCTTTGCACGATAGCCATCACTGTGGGGGTGTCTGTCATCTCTGACTTGCTGCGCTGAATCACCCAGTTGGATGGCGCTGCTTCATACAAATTTGTTTTCAGTCCTGTAGATTTCCCAGTATTTACAGCGTAGTCGGGAAGCTTTGGAGAGTCTGTCTGTCCACTGTCAGGTGACGTGAAATATCCGATCATCCAAAATGTTGCAAGCAGGCCGATTATGACTGTTACTGGGTGCGTTCTCCTAATTGCTTCTCCGCAATGCGGACATGCTTTAGCATTTTTGCTGATTTCTTTCGTGCAGGCCTTGCACTTGGTTAAGGCGGACATTCTTATACCTATTGAAGTGAAAAATTATCGAGTTGCCGCATAAATAGCACGGCCCGCTTTAATGGCTTTCAAAATGCTCTATAGCTGGGCGGAGCAAAGACCTCAAATTCTCAGGCTCGTCCTCGGTGACAACATGTGAATTTTCGCCAAAGAATAATTCTTTTGCGTTGTTGTATTCCGCCATCAAATTTTCGCGTTGCGGCTTACCAAAAAGGAAGTAGAAATTTGTTTCTCTGTTATTTTCGGAGACAAGCCGCATCTTGCCAATCTCGCTTGTTACTCTGTCCATCAGTGTATCTTCTGATGCGTAGTCCATCGACATTGGTACAAAGCAATGCCAGCGCCCATTTTTGAAGGCATGGTCGTATTTTTGCTTGAACTTCCCAACCTTAAAGGTTTTCTCTTGTAGGTGGTCTTTAATCCCGGCGGCTTCGAGAATGGGTGAAAAATTCCTCCACACCTCGTCGTCTTCGCGGCGCTGGTAAGCCTTTGGTGCTTGCGTATCAAGCATCGTCTTGCACAGCGTCTCAAATGTTCTTTTGATGTCTTTAGAGATGCCGCCACGAACCTCACTATGCCAACGTAAGGCGCTTGCGTCACTGGGAAGAACAGACGTTGCAATTTCTAAAATGTTATCGCCCATGAGATTTAACTCAGATGAGCGCAAGCGCGATAGCCTGTCAAACTGCTGCGAAATGCCAGATAAATATCCGCGTAAAACATTGTATTTTAGTTCAGGGAATACAAGCTTTATTTCTTTCAAATGCTTACGGATACCAAAGCGTATAGAACTCTCCTCAGCGCAAAACATCAACAAGCCTACGTTGATTGTTTCACCGCGCGCTACATCGTGTGTGTATTTCAGAACAGTGTATGTGTACTTCTTCATATTACACCAACCGTTATTCGCCATATACAGAACGGTTAAGCTCTGCAAGGCAGCCATCTATATTATCACTCACGCCCTTTAGGCCAGCAAAAAGTTTATCTAAGGCGTCAGGGTATATGCACCATTCGGGCGGAAGTGCTTGTCTGTATTCCATTAATCTAGTGTCAGTCACTGCCTTAGACCACCTTGACATAAAATCATTAAAGGAGGGTTTATTGCGCAATTTTCTTAAGGCATTGATAAATAAATGGCTATTTGGGCCCGTTCTCTGAGAGAGGGCCCCAGGCAGCCATGGGGAGCGGTAGCCAAAAAGCATTAATCCGGTGCCCAAAAAAGCCTTCTCGTGGTCAAAAATTACAAAATCTCGACCATTTGTCATGCAGTTTGGCTTTGCGCCTTCTCCGCCTCGATCTGCATTTCCTATAAGCAGGTCAAAGGCGAGGATGTCGGCGGCAGATTGCCGATTAAGGCCGTCTAGAGCCGGGTCTGTTGGCACCGAGTAAAATCCAGTTAAGGTTCTGCTTCCAAATATGATTCGAAGGCTATTTTCAAACCGGGTTCTCAGAGTAAGTGTCGGCATGGATGATATAAAATCATCACTGACAAATACTCTGTGAGGCGGTGGTATGTTCAGCGCAAGGTCTCTCGCAAGAAATGCAGCTATAGCTTCTCGCGCTAAAGCATCCGCAGAACAGTTTCTGGTGTCCGTCAGCTTAGCGTGTACATTGAATTCTTCCCCGTTGTTATCAACGGCGACGACGACTGGCTGGGTAACACCATGCACAGAATCTACTTGCTCGACGTAGCTTAAAGCCTCAACCAAATCAAACATAAGAGTATGCTTTGCTATTCGTAAAATTAGTCATCTCAATACCTATCAAATCAGAGAAGAAAATTATCGAGTTACCGCATAAATAGCGCGGATTTCTTTGGCTTTAAATTTCAATTTTTTGGGCGGGTTATATTGCTCAAACACAAAATCCGTGCCTTCGCGTCCCATGTAGCGTTTTACAATCGCATTTCCATGCTCTTCCAGCACCGCGACGCAATCCTGCCCGATGGCGGGCTTGGTCCAAGGATCCACCCAGACGCGTTCTCCGTGGTAATGCCGCGGCTCCATGCTGCTGCCGGCGACGTACATCATGAAAGCGCCGCGCACGTTTGAAAGGGCAGGCGGGCAGGGCTCGTATGCGATGATATGTTCGTCGGTCAGCATCACAACATCGTCGCTGGCGGCGGCGGCGGGGCCGTAAACGGGTATCAGGCCGGGCTCCGGCTTGAAGGCTTTGCCCGCGTAAGGGGCACTGCTGAGGCCGTAGGACCCTTCATTGTTATCGTGGGAGTACTTGAGGTCTTTGATTTTATCGTTTGTCGAGCCTGACAGGATGTCTTCGACAGTGCATTTCAGCAACCTTGCGAAGGCGATGGCCTCTTCAGGCCGCATCCGCTGATTGCCGCTCTCAATCTTCCAAATCTTTTGCTTGTTGGCGTTGGTATCTCCAAGCTCCGCAAGGACCGCAGCTAGTTCTTCCTGCGTTTTTCCTGCGTTGAGCCTCCAACGCTTCAAGTTATTGGGAAATTTCATTTTTTTATCCATTACCCATCATCACAGCCACAGGGTAATAAAAATAGACACCTGATTAGTTACTTTTGCTTTGACAAAAGTAACCCAAATAGTTACCTTGTCAGGCATGCTCACACTCGAACAATACATGCGCGAAAACAACCTTACAGACCAAGGCTTTGCTGACCTTATCGGCCGCAGCCGCATGCAGGTCATACGCTACCGAAAAGGCGTACAGATGCCGCGGCGGAAGGTGATGGAAAAGATAGAAGAGGTCACCAAAGGGCAGGTGGGCCCGTCCTCGTTTTACAGCCCGCAGAACGCATAGGGGGGCTGTGAATGCTCTCACCCCTCCATGCAAGCCTTTGCCGCTCTCCTGACCTCGCCAGCAAGCGCGCCTATCCATTTCGGCCAAGGCGTCTGCCCGGCCAACTGTTCAAGACGGTTTGCGATGGCCAGAAGCTCCTGCGCTGTCTGTTCATCCTCTTTCGCCGCGCGCGTTGTGCGGTGCGGCTTCTTCCCGAACGCGGGGAACGACTTTACCTCGCCCACATCTGACATCCCTTTCTGCTGTTAACCGACAACCCGAATATTTCACCCAAGCGAGATTAAGGAAAGGCCGAAAAATGACGAAAGTTAGACCGAACAAAATTCGCGGGCCGCAAACGCCCGAAGCCTGTGTCCTGCGTGCCGTTGGCATCCTCGGGCTCGACAATGCCGCCGCCATCACAGGCAAGCAGCCGTCCACGGTTTACGCCTATGGCGACCCTGACAAGGAAAAGCACATCTCGGTCGAGGACGCGCTCGCGCTCGATCTGGCCTGCCTTGCCGAAGCGGGCGAAGTGCCATTCACGGCGATGATGCGCGCCACGATCGAGGCCGTTGATTTTCGCGGACGCATGGACATCACGGAAGCGCTGCTGGGCGCCGTATCCGGTGTCGGCAAGCTGGCCGAAGCTGTCAAGACGGCGAAGAGCCCCAGCGGGCCGGGCGGGCATACGCTGACCGCGAAAGAGCGCCGCCAGATTGAAACGCTGGGCGCATCGCTGCTGAACCAGATCCACGAAATTATCGCGGCCGTCAAAGACGAGCGCGCGGAAGAACAGGCGGCATAAGCCCGCCACGACTGCCGGCGAACGGCGGCGATAGAGGGGAATTCACACGGGGGAACTGCTGCGGGCGTGGTGCCTGCGCATGGCCTTCGTCAACGCCACGGAGGTATCAATGGCGGAACCGGATAAGAAGGAAGCGCCGGGAGAAGGCCACAACATCGGCGGGGAGCGCCTGAAATCCTACATCGAGCGGGTAGAGCGCCTGACCGAGGAAAAGAAGGCCATCGACGAGGATATCCGCGACGTTTACAGCGAGGCCAAGGCCGTGGGCTTTGAGCCGAAAATCATGCGCAAGCTTGTCGCGCTGCGCAAGAAAAACGCGGACGTCCGGCGCGAGGAGCAGGAGCTGCTCGAAATGTACGCATCGGCCATTCAGATGGATCTGTTCTGATGCGCATCCTCTCCCTTGATCTCGGAACGAAGACAGGCTGGGCCGTCAAGGACGGCTCTGGCCTGATTTCCAGCGGTTCGCAGAGCTTCCAGCCCGGACGGTTCGAGGGCGGGGGCATGCGCTTCCTGAAGTTCAAGACGTGGCTGACGGACATGAAGGCTACGGTGGGCGGTCTGGATGCCGTGTACTTCGAGGAAGTGCGCCGGCATGCAGGCGTCGACGCTGCGCACGTCTACGGCGGCTTTCTGGCCCACCTGACGGCATGGTGCGAGCACCACGGCATTCCCTATCAGGGTGTGCCGGTGGGCACCATCAAGCGCCACGCGACGGGGGCAGGTAATGCCAACAAGGACGCGATGATTGCGGCCATGCGGGCGAAGGGTTTTGCCCCGAAGGACGACAACGAAGCCGATGCGCTGGCGCTGCTGCATCTGGCCATGGAAGGAGTGCGCTGATGTCGAACAACTGGGTACGCCTCTGGCATGACATGCCGACCGATCCGAAGTGGCGCGTTATCGCAAAACGCTCGGGTCAGCCTATCGCCACCGTAATGGCCGTCTTCACGTTTGTGCTCGTGAACGCGTCCGCGAACGCAAGCGAACGCGGGCGAACGCACAACCTGTTCGCGGACGATATCGCCGCCGCTCTGGACGTCGAAACAGGGGATGTTGAGGCCATTCTGGACGCCATGCAGGGCAAGGTGCTCGATGGGGATGTCCTGACGGGCTGGGAAAAAAGGCAACCAAAACGGGAGGATGGCGCAGCCGAACGCGCCAAACAGTGGCGCGAACGCAAGCGAACGCAAGCGAACGCAGCCGAACGCCCAGATAAAGATACAGATACAGATACAGATACAGAGATAGAGAGAGAGGAGCGCACAGACGATGCGCCGCCTGCCGGCGTCGCCGCTCCCTCTCGCACGGTTGAGGCGAAGGGGCAGGGACGGGAAGCGCCGGACGCAACGGCAGCTCCCGACCCTGCCGAGCCTCCTGCCAAGCCCAAGGCCGAGCGCGGCATGCGCCTGCGGGCGTATCTCGATCGCGAAGGCGAGGATGCTGTCGGGCAGGAGCTGGGGCTGTGGGCGAAGGCACAAGGCCTATCCGTGGCGGACATCAACCTCGAAATGCAGAAGTTCTGCGATTACTGGCATGCCCAGCCGGGGCAGAAGGGCGTGAAGCTCGACTGGCCGGCGACATGGCGCAATTGGGTGCGTCGAGTTTTGGAAACCAAAGAACGGGAGGAAAAGCGCAATGCAGTTTTCAAGCGCTGAGAACAACACTGACCTCGGCAAGGCCGTGGACACCCTGCGCGGCCATGAGACGTGGTTCGACTGGAAGGCGCATCCGTTTCACTTCGAGCTGCTGCAGGTGCATCAGAACGCCTACGAGATCTACGGCTTCTTCCGCGATGCCATGCTGATGCCGGACGGCAGGCTGCATTTCAACGGCGCGACGAAGCGCGGCGTCCTCGGCTACGACATGGCGCGCAGCCGGTTCTCGACTGTGCTGCACAGGGTCTTCGGCGACATCGAGGTTTGCCTTTCGAAGGATAGGCAGGTGCTGCGCAGCTTCCGGACGCTGGCCCCGCGCGGGGCTGGGAAGCCTGCCCTGCCGCCTGCTCTGACCGACAAGCTTTACGGCGGGGTGATGGCATGACGCGCTCTTTGCTGAACCGCATGGCCATTGCGGAGGGCTGGACGCCCCACGAATGGCAGCTGCGTCTGGCTGACCAGATCGGCGGCAACGCCGTGCGGAACATCTTTCGCCATGCCGTGCTGGTCGAGGACGAACAAGGCCGCCGCCTGCGCCTGCCGGAGGATGTCCGGCACCTTGCAACGCCGCACATGCCGGAGGTGCAGCGCGTACTCGAAAGGCTGCCCTGATGCCGCTGGTCTGCACAAAGCGCCAGTTCGAGAACAAAGGCGACGCCGACAAGTTCGCGCGCCTGTTCCCGTCGAAGCGCCGGAAGCAGAAGGGCAAGCCGATGCTGGTACCGTACCGCTGCGACCGCTGCGGCAAGTTTCACCTGACAAGCCAGAAAAGGGGATAAGCATGACCGAGGGCGTGGGGAGGCCGGAGGACGAAATCAGCGACAAGGTGCTGCGGAAGATCCACGAGGTGCGCCGCCGCAAGGAATGGCTGGTCGAGGAGCTGGACCGCGAAACCGACGCTGCGGCGGGCAAGAAGCGCATGCGCGTGGCGCAGGACAAGCGCCTGTTCGACGGCATCGGGCCGTACCGCGCCGAGGCCTTGGAGCTGGTCTATGCCGCGCACCGCATGATTGTCGCCGGCATCGGCTGGCGGACGTTCAACCCCTTCGTCCTGCCGGGCGGGGGCAGCGACATCGAGCGCGGGGCCACGCTGATGGTGGCATACCGCCTCTGGGCGTACCGGATGCGGCAGGAAGGCAAGCCCCTGCGCTTCGTGCTGGACGTGGCCGTCGTCGGCATGGGGCTGCGGGAGGCTTCGCGGGCTTCCCGTATGCGTGACAGCAGCGCGATGCCCGCCTTGTGCGAGGCATTGGACATGTTCAACGAGACGCTCTCGCGGGAGCGTCGCAACAACAGGAGGTACTGATGATACAGGAGGTCAAGGCGTACGTCACAAGCGACGGGGCTGTGTTGACGTGCAAAGCAACGGCGGCAACGCGGGAGCTGTGCATCTTGCTGGGCCTTGGCTATGACCAAGTCAAGGTTCTTATCGAAAACGACGAGAAGGTCATCGCGCTGCTGCAGGAACATCGCAAGGCGCAACCGACCGTGCGGAATCCGCGGAGGGTGTCATGACGAAGTTGCCTGAGAAATTGCCCTGTGACGTCACCATCGGAGTCGCCACCTTCCGACGTGGCGTGCCCACGCGCCTTGTGCTGGAAAAAATCCAGTGGTGGCAGGACATGGTCGATAAAGGCGAAACCCCGCCCGTGAACGGCCGGCCGCAGCGGCAGCAGCCGGAGGTGCTGATTGACGATATGTGTCGCGCATACTACGGAACGGGTGGTACCAAAACTTTCGACACGCAAGATGAACCATTCAAAGACGAAATGCGTGGCGGTATGCGTGAGGTTTTGTCGGTTGTTCGCGCCGCAACAAAGCCAGCCGTGCCTCAGCCATACAACTCCGATGCTCTCGCGAAGGCGTTTGATACTGCCCCCCATATTTGGGTAACAATCCGGAGCAACGGCCAGCCACAAATTGGCACAATCGAATACGGGGAGAACGAGCGATATTTCAGCGAAACGACTGTTAACGCTATAATCTGTACCGCCGCCACAAAGCCAGCCGTGCCGCAGGAGGTGGTTGATGCTTTGAAGTGGTCGAAGAAGCGTATCGACTATCTACAAAGCATGCTGGGCGGACGACACGTTCAGGAAATCGACAAAATCGACGAGGCCCTGCGCCTGATAAGAGGGGCAGAGTGATGGTAGAAACAGCGTTGGGTTTAAGTTTTGGTTTCTGCCTTGGTCATGCGGCGTTTGGTGACAAAGGCGACAAAACCAGAATACTGGCAGCTCTTGTGGCGATGGCTGTTTTTGCCGCGGTGATCGAAATGTGTTTAGTGACGTGATGGATAAGGCAGTAAACGACAATAAGGTCAACCATGAATGGGTTGAGCTGATGCGCATCTGCCGAGAGTTCCGGCAGCGGTATGGCGTCGAGCTGCTGCCGGACGATGGCCTGAAGCTGCGACACAGCAGCCCGCGGGATTTGGCAAACTTCCTGTGGTTCTGCAAATTCGAGGCGCGCTGGCGACAGGTGAACAATGAACTGACACGCTCCAAGCTGCGCATCGTTTCACAAAACGCTTGACGGTCGGGAACAGATAAGGCAAGGTTTTGGGTAGATGCCCGAAGTGGCATTGCAGCAGACCCCGTCCGAAAGGTGCGGGGTTTTGCTTTTTCTCCTTCACCTCACACACACCCGCCGCGCATCGTCGAGAGCCTTTCCGGGGTTTCGTCTCCTGACGCCTGCGCCGCATCGAAATCAGCTCTGGCAGCCGTCATGCTGTCTGTCCCTGAAACCGACCCCTCGCTGCTGTCGGAGCTGACCCCGTTTCCCGGTCTGTGACGGACCGATGGCGGCTACCTCCCGTGGCCGCCGACCTCACGCCCTGCCAGTGCCTCCGTGCTGGCGGGGCATTTTTTCGGAGTTATTAAAAATGGCAAAGCCTGCGCCCAAGAAAAAGGGAAAGCCGGGCAGGCCGCCGCACGAGCCAACGGACAAGGACAAGCTGCTGGTTCAGTCGCTGAAGGTCTGCGGCTATACCGACGAGAGCATCGCCGCGGCGCTCGGTATCAGCGCGGACACGCTGGTCAAGAAATACGGGGACAAGCTGGCCAACGGCAAGGCGCGCCTTGATGGCGAGGTGGTCGGCCACCTCATCGACAAAATCCGCAAGGGCGACACTGCCAGCATTCTGTTCTACCTGAAGACGCGCTGCGGCTGGAGCGAAACCAACATCGTGAAGACCGTCAAGGCGCACGAGGACGCCTTGGATGAGCTTGAATGACCGCGAAAAGCGCATCCGGCAGAAGCTTAAGAACGACTTCGTCCACTACGCGCCGCGCTGCCTGAGAATCCGCACGAAAGAGGGCAGGGTCGCGCCGCTGTCGCTGAACAAGGCGCAGCTGTACATCCATGAACGGCTGGAAGCCCAGCGCAAGGAAAAGGGCTATGTGCGTGCGCTGCTCCTGAAGGGGCGGCAGCAGGGCGCATCGACCTACACCGAGGCGCGGTTTTATTGGAAGGTCACGCACCGCAAGGGCGTACGGGCCTTCATCCTGACGCACCTCGACGACGCGACGCAAAACCTGTTCGGCATGGCGAAGCGGTTCCACGAGAACTGCCCCGAGCGAGTGAAGCCCACCACGCGGGCATCGAACGCCAAGGAAATCATCTTCGACCGGCTGGACAGCTCCTACAAGGTGAGCACGGCGGGCTCGAAGGGCGCGGGCCGCTCGGAGACGCTGCAATACTTCCACGGCTCCGAGGTCGCCTACTGGCCGAACGCCGACAGCCACGTCGCCGGTGTCCTGCAGGCGGTACCGCTGCTGCCGGACACGGAAATCATTCTCGAAAGCACCTCTGCCGGCGCGCAGGGGCGGTTTTACGAGATGTGCATGGAGGCGCACCGCGGCCACGGCGATTATCAGCTGGTCTTCGTGCCGTGGTACTGGCAGGACGAATATCGCAAGCCGGTGCCGGAGGGCTTCAAGCCCACGGCTGACGAGCTGTCGCTCAAGCGCGAATTCGGGCTCGACGACGCGCAGCTGGTCTGGCGGCGGGACAAGATTATCGAATTCGGCGGCAACGTCAGCCAGTTCCGGCGTGAGTATCCGTTCACCGTGGCCGAGGCCTTCCAGACGGAAGTGCCGGGCGCGCTGTGGACGCGCGAAACCATCGCCAAGAACCGCAAGGCCCGCGACGGCCTGCCCGCCATGAAGCGCATTGTCGTGGCCATCGACCCGGCTGCGACCTCGAAGGAAAGCTCGGACGAAACCGGCATCATCGTGGCCGGTCTGGGCGAGGACGACCACGGCTATGTGCTGGCTGACCTGTCTGGCCGGTACAAGCCCGCGCAGTGGGCGGCAAAGGCCGTGGCGGCCTATCACGATTACGGCGCCGACCGCATCGTCGGCGAGGTCAACAACGGCGGCGAGATGGTCGAGCACACGGTGCGCACCCACGACGGCGGGGTCGCGTTCAAGGCGGTGCATGCCTCTCGCGGCAAGCGGGCGCGCGCTGAACCTATCGCCGCTTTAACGGAACAAGGACGAGTCCACCATGTCGGGATTTTCGAAAAGCTCGAAGACCAGCTCACCAGCTGGGACGCCACGGGTGACCAACGGTCGCCTGACCGCCTCGACGCGATGGTCTGGTCTCTCACTGAACTCATGCTCGTCCGTGCTTCCGGAGAGCCGCGCATCTGGGGCGTGTGAATAGATGGGTATCGCTGACGCATGGCGCGCCCTCTGGGGCTCGCGGGAAGAAAAGGCAAGCCGCACGGCGCCGATTATGGTGCAGTTCGGTGCGGGTCAGCCGCGGGCCACGCCGCGCGATTACGCGGGCTTCTCGAAAGAGGGCTATCAGCAGAACATCATCGCGTACCGCTGCATCCGGCTTATCGCTCAGAGCGCGGCGGCGGTGCCTTGGCTGCTGTTCAAGGGCGACGACGAAATCGAGACGCATCCGCTGCTGGATCTGCTGGCCAAGCCGAACCCGATGCAGGGCGGTGCGCAGTTCTTCGAGGCGCTCTATGCCTTCTACCTGATTGCCGGCAACGCCTACGTCGAGAACGTCGCGGCAGGCTTGAAACCGAAAGAGCTTTGGACGCTGCGCCCTGACCGCATGAAGGTCATTCCAGGCCAGAACGGCGTGCCCGCTGCCTACCGCTACACCGTGGGCGGCAAGTCCGTCGACTTCGCTGTCGATGCGCTGAACGGCCGCTCCGAGGTGCTGCACGTCAAATCGTTCAACCCGCTCGATGACTGGTACGGCATGAGCCCGCTGGAGGCTGCGGCCTTCAGCATCGACCAGCACAACGAGGCGGGAAAGTGGAACGCCAAGCTGCTGGCGAACTCCGGCCGACCGACAGGGGCGCTGGTCTATGCGCCCACATCGCCGGACACGCCCGGCACGCTGACAGACCAGCAGCGCGCATCGCTGCGCAACGAGCTGGAAACGGCCATTTCCGGTGCTGGCAATGCTGGACGCCCGCTCATCCTCGAAGGCGGGCTCGACTGGAAAGAGATGGCCATGTCCCCCAAGGACATGGACTGGCTGCAGGGCAAGAACCTATCCGCGCAGGAAATCGCGCTTGCGTACCATGTGCCGTCCCAGCTGGTCGGCATTGAGGGCTCGCTGACCTTCGCCAACTTCGAGCAGGCGCGGCTGGCGCTGTACGACGATGCGGTGCTGCCGCTTGTTGACACGATTCGCGACGAGCTGAACCGCTGGCTGGTGCCGCTGTACGGCGAGGGCCTGCGTCTGGATTATGACGTTGACAGCATTGGCGCACTCGAACCGCGTCGCAAGGAAAAGTGGGAGGCGGTCAAGACGGCCGACTTCCTGACCATCAACGAGAAACGCGCTGCGGTCGGATACGAAGACATCGACGGCGGCGACATGCTGCTGGTCAGCGCAGGCGCCATCCCGCTGGACACGGTCAAGGACGTCATCGAAAGCACCGCGGACGAAGCCGATGCCGCGGGCCGTGACGCCTACGGCGACGCGGGGGGCTCTGATGATTCTGACGAAGAACAGCAGGGCTGAACGGG